ATTTGTGCAAATTCGCTAGGGCTTGAATAGTACGCGGCCATGTATTGCGCGGCGCTAGGCATAGTAAAACGCTTAGGCGCTTCGGCCCAAATTGGCGCTGTTGGTGTTGCTGCCTCTACGGCTGCTACTTCGGGTGTCTTTTCCATTTCGGGTGCTTCCTCATCTAGTGGGTTTTCTTGATTATTGTCTATTTCGTCGGGGTTGTGGTGGATACTTGCCGACGCGTAAACCTCGGTTATTTTGGCGGCGTTAAATGCCGGCTGTGGCACTAAAGAAATTTCGTCGATGACAGCCGCGGTAATGCGCATAGTCCCGGCGTCGTCGGTTGTCCATTCTTGCGGTGTGATGCCTACGGAAACGTCAAGTACGCCGTCGGCGCTAAGTGTTAGCGCTGTGTCGCCCAATGGCGTAGCACTAATGCGGGCGCTAAATAGCAATTCGTTAGGGCTTGAATTATCGAGCTGTGTAACAATTCCGACCGGCTGGCTCGAGTCGTGATACATGTAAACCCGTGGCATACGATCAGGGGCCGAAAGGCTGCCCGGTTCAAAAAGCACAGACTCGCCACTAGAAACGGACGCGGTTACGCCATACGGGGCGGCAATCCCCATAATGACACGTTGCCCGGTACGGCTGCCGTCCGGGGCTGCTGCGTCTACGGTAATTGCGGTGGCAGTTAATTTAATCATTAGCTCAACGGTACTCTAACCGTCTCGGTAATTGCTGGCATTTCTTCGGGCATATCTGCGCCATAGTCGCCCATGTAATCCGCTGCTAAATATGCTTTGGGGTTTAGGCGTACATACGTACCGCGCGGTAGTACGTTGTCGCTGCTCAATGTCTCGCTAATGCAAGTGGCGTAGGCCTTACATGCAAATAGCCATAGCTGCTGGCGGGCGTCGGCGTTATTCGAGTAGTTGTAGCCGCCTATGGATAGGTTGCATAAAAACCCGGGGATATTGGCTAGGCGTGACATTTCGAGCGCTTGAAAATTGCGCGCCTCGCTTAATAGCATTTTGTCCGGTGTTGCGCTTGTTTCGCTGTAGGTCAAGTGTTCCGATATTGCGGCCACGCTGTTAGACATGCGCGCCACGTTAAAGGCTTGCGCCATTTGCGCCAATTCTTCACTACTTAACGGCTGGCCGCCAGTTTGCTTTAAGACGCCCGACGGCTGCACAGCGACCGCGTTACGGTTAGCGGCCTGCTCAAGCTTTAGCGCGGTGTCGATTGCGCGCGGGGCCACAGTAGTTAGCGCTTGGATAGGGCTAATAAATTGGATCACGTCTTTATAGTCAAGTGGTAAACCTAAAAACATGAGCTGTTTAGATGGGCCGTAACTTATTGCGCCTTGCTGATCTAATGTCTGTACAAGGTTTGCCGGGAGACGTTGAAACGACGCGGGGTAGCCGTCGGCCGTCCTAGATTTTACATGTAAGTAGGCGACGCCCATAAAAAATAAATCATCGAATAACCACGAAAACGTAAAATTATTTGTGTTGTCCGGGTCTAAACGTTGTAGCCAGCTGCGGGGCGCTAATGGGATTTCTTCCATTTCTTCGCCGTTCCATTGCAGGGTATACATCTCTAAAGGTAGGCAGCCAATGACCGACGCGATGAGATCACGGGCGCGGGAGATAGTCGGTACAGACATGCACTTAGCGCGCGCGGCATCTTCGGCGTAAGCAAAATACGGCGGGCCTATTTGACTAGCGCCCTGATTACCTTGTTGTTGATAGCCGTAACCTACGGCCGCTTTTATTTCAGGTTCGGCCACGCCGTAAGTAGGTTTTGCGTCGCGTTTGAATAAAGCCATAGGCGCATTATGCCACAAGGTTTAACGGTGTGGGTGGAATTGGGGCGCCCGACGCGCCCCAAAACCGACTTTATGCTAACCGTTGCTGAACGCAACAATAGGCTTAGCGTTGTTTGCCGGGCGTGAAACCATCGCAACGGCAAAAACCATAGCGCGCGCCATTTCAATAGGGCCACTAGATCGAGCCGACGACAAAGCTACGGTTTGCTGGTGACGTACAAGTACGGCGCGCTCGGTTTGTTCTATTAGCGAGATTTCGCCCGAGTGAGCTACGCGGCCTTCAACAATTAAAGCGCGTACGCCTTGCGTCCATCGGCCTAGCTCTTTGTAGCCAACTATGGCGCGGCGGCTGTCATATTCCCGGGGGCATGAAATTTCAAACGGCGGCGTAATTGTTAGTTGTAGCAATGGGTCGCGCATTTGTTCTGCGATCCGTTCCCATGCTGCCGCAAGGCTGTCTACGTCAAAAGCAACGGTTACTAATGACCGGTTGCCGTCTTGTACCGCGCGTATGCCTACATAGCGCGTACCGTCTAACGATGTTTCTACGGATAATGTCCCGCCGGGCGGTATCGGGTCGGTAGTCGCGCAAGACGCAAATAGCCCATTTTCTAACCAGCTTGTACTGCTGGCAATCCAAATATTAACCGACGACCTAAGAAACGCCGACCGGTTAGGCGCTTTAGCTTCGGCGTGTAAGACGTCAATAGTCAAACCGCCGTAGCCCAATGATGGGTTAGCCATTTTCCACGCCTCGGGCGTCATCGGGTCAAGTGTTCCCGGCGGTGACCATTCCGCAAAATACATAGGGCCTACCTCGCCCGCGTCTATCTGCCGTAAGCCTTGACCGCGCCAGCGTAAAAGCGCGTGGCTGTTTTGTGTACCAGCTGTAGAAACCATTAAACAAATAGGGTTTGTAATTGCACGTTGCGTAGGTAAAAGCCCGGTATCTATTGCATCTTCGGAAATGTCCCACGCCTCATCGATATATAGAAACGACGCGCTGTAGCCGTGGCCCGCTTGTGGCGTAGCTGCTCGAACGATCCACCGGTGCCCGTGTAGTTCTAGTTCATTACGGCCGTATGACCACGAAACTTTAGCGCCAAATTTCTCTTGCAAAATTGGGGCCAAATACTTAAACAGCGAGACCGCTAAGTCGAGTTTGTGCGCAACCGAAATAGCAACACAATTACCGCCGCGCCGTGGTGCCTCAATAGTTAGAAACCACCCTATGGCGGCTGCACCGAGCAGACTTTTTCCATTTTGCCGGGCTACCGAAAGTGTCGATACCCGGCGTAAAAAATTATCGTCGTCGTCTAAAGCGGTAATTCCATGTAAGCACCGAATCTGCCACGGGTAAAGCTCGACGCCTAAAACGTCTTTAGCAAAACTTACAATTTCGGTAGCGCGCGATCGGACGCCTTCGGGTGTGATCGTTTCTAATCTTGGCCGGTCGTCGCCAGTTTCGGCCACGCTGTGTGGTTCTTGGGATATACGAGATGGTGCGACGGGGGCAGGAGGGTTTTCGTCCGTAAAAAAACTTGTTACAGGGTTTGGGTTTGCGGGGCTATTATTATTAGTTACATAACTGTTGTCGTTTGTGCGCTTGCGCTTGACCACTCTTTGTGGTTGTTCTTGGGCTGCTGCTATTGCCTCATGCCTACCCTTGCGTAGCTGGTTGCCTAAAGTTGCGCCGCGCGACGCATTACATGGCTTACAACTTGGGACCAAATTAGAAATATCATTACTACCCCCAAGCACGTAGGGCACAACGTGATCGGCCTCGGTTGCCATTCGACCACAGCCCCAATTACATAGCGGGTTATCGGCTAGTAGTTCTCTACGCGCTGCTGCATACGCTTTGTCTTGTGTGGTGTGTTGGCGTGGCATTGCTACCGCCCTTGCTTCGCTGCGGTTGCTCTCGAGCTGTACGCGTGTAGATCGTGTGGGGTTTGTTTAACGTGTCGGGTAGTCATATGGGCCTATCGGGTTGTTTAGTTTGTGAGCGAGCCTAGTACGGGTATACCTTCCCGTGTGGGTGCCACCTAGCCACACTCCCGACCTTTGCTTTATTGTCGCGGTTCACGACGCCATAGTTACTCTGCTCAAACGTCTTACACCCACGCCATGCGGTCGTGCTGTTTAGCTATGAAATGGGGCGCGCTTGTCTACCCACGCTTACCGTGTGTTACCCGGTCACCATGCAAACGGTGTAGGTCTCTGCGTTTATAGGTTTTTAGGGTTTGCGTATGCCCTGAATTATTGCTACGCCGATTGAGATTAGCAGTAGGTACCACGCCACTAGTGCCATTACTTAGCCTTCGGTATTGTCTTTAGGCGTCCTATTTCTTCGCTGGCTTCGGTAAACGTGATACCAGCGGGGGGCGCTGGTAGGCCGCGCTCGGTGAGCATTGCGTTAAGTAGTCGTAGCTGTGCGTCTGTTGCTAGCCCGCGCGGTTTGTCACTATTGGCATGCGGGAAATGTGGCGAGGCTGGCGCTGCTGTTGCTCGAGATCCTACGGCCGCGCGCTCGTTGATTGACGGGTGGTTATTGGCTTGTGCTGTGCGCACCTCGTTAGCCGACGCTATGCCGGTGTCGATACCGAAACCCATATAACCGAGACAGCGCCCCAATGCAGACGTGGCCCCGTTTTGCTGTTCCGACTCTTTAGTAAACGGTGTACGTCCGGGCCATACTTCCCAACAGTAGGCGCGCCCGGGTAGTAGGTCGTCTGCGGATCTAAAGACAGTAACGGCGCATTGAATGTAGACGCGCTCGCCAATTGTGATTAGTTCGGGGGCGTCCTCAACTATGCGTAAATCGGGGTGTTTATGTAAAGCAAGGTTTAGGCGATGTTTCACGTCTACATATTCGGATAGGTCAAAACTCATTAGCGGCGCGTCTTTCGCGGTATGCCTGCCCGGCGTCTATCACACTATGAAACGGCCCTAGCCCTAGCTCGTAAAATTGTGGCGTACTTGCGTTTATACATTCGGCCATAAAGTCAGCCCAAAAACGGTAAAACTCTATTTGTTTTTCCATATAGGAACGGTCGAAATCTTTAGCCCACTCGATTTTTAGCGGTACATCTTCGTAGCTGTCGCTCATCGGTAATACCTATCTCTGTTGTTGCGTATTTTGTCTTGTTCTATCTCGCGGTTCATGCGTACCATTGCGGCGTAAAACGCGTGGCATGTCCAGCCGAAAAACATCGTTACGAAAAACTGAAAGTTACTCACTTGCGACCACCCATACGGTAGCCATAGCGCCCGTGTCGGTTGCGCGTCGTCGGCCGCTGTCTACTAACCAGCCTTCTAGGTTTAAATCGCTTACACGCGCTGCGACGGTGTGGAAATGCATCGTTATTAGTTGGCGTAATTCGTGAACGGTCAAGCCTTCCGGGTGTGCTTTTATGACGTTGTAGATACGTTCGCGCGCATTGCCGGAACGCCCAAAAGCCCTACGCGCTGCGTCATGGCTTACGGGGTTTTTGCCCGGTACTGTGTGGTTGCGCTCTAGTGGTGGCCGTTCGGCCCTGTAGCGCTCTATGGCTGTACGCATTGCGTCGGCTATTGCAGCCTCATTTGGTGGCGTGTCAATTACTATCCGGTCAAATAGTGTGGGCTGATCGTTCATAGTCCCGCCTCATTTATGCGGCGCTCGAGATCTAAAGCGAATACGTCGAGATTATTAGCAGCTGCTAAAAGGTCGGCTACTAGTTGGCCGTCGTCGAAAGCGTGGGTTTGTGCATGCTTGCGTAGGTCACGCGCTAAGAGTGTTAGCGGTTTGTATTGGCTAGCAATTTGCCAGCCGGGTTTATGGTTTGTCATTGGTCGGGTTACCTCTCGTCGGGAATGGTGAAAGTACCATAACAGATTATGAATAATGCGTGTGTCATTTACCGGACGTTGCGCGCCAGTTGCCTAAGCCTTTACCGCCGTTGTATAACACGGCCGCTACCTTTAGGTTGCACTCGAGCTTTAACAGCGCTGTAAACGCGTGTACGCGCCCTACATGGCATGTCTGCATAGTTACGGTACGCCAACTGCTGTTTATCTGTAGCGCCCCTAAGTCTCTAGTGCCGTTACGGCGCTCTACGGAACGGCTGGCGGGGTTGCAGCGTGATTCGCGCCACATGATCGGGCCAAAGATTTTAGGCGGCAAGCCGTAGGCCGTTAATTGCTTGTGGTACTGCGGGCAATCTTTGACCGGTGCGGCGGTTGCTCGAGCTGGCACCGCAAACGTACATAGCAGTAGTGGTAGTAAAAGTATTTTGGGCATGGTTCTAGCCTTTCGTCGGGTGTTGAAAACCCTAGCGAAACGCGCTAGCCGTGTGTTGGCAATGCTCTAAAACCCTTACGGTTTAGGCAAACTGCGCCACGCTGCCTCAAATTTGGCGGCGTCGGCGGCCATTTCTTTAGATAATTCTATGTGGTGCCATTTGGGCGATCCTGAAAAACTGCCGGCGTTGTCTGTGGCCGTGAAAATCTTTACCCCGGCTTTACCCTCGCCACGCGAACAGCGCCAGCCGCAACCGTAATCACCGTAGGCGTACCAATGCAGCTCGACTAAACCGAGACGTTCTGAATGTTGCACCGTTTTACCGTCAATAATTGAACTGCCTAAAAACCAATCCCAAATTATGCGGGCTTGCGTTTCGTCTCGATATTGGGCGTCTAATGCGGCCCCGGTGGCATGTACGGATAGTTGCGGCGGCTGTGAGTCGTTACGCATATTGCGATTTGCATAGGTGCCTAGCGATTTTGTGGCCCATCGTCGTGACATTAAATCGAGCAGTTTAAGTATTCCCGGTGTTGCTTTACCGCCGTCGTACGCGGGAAAATATGGGTACGGGCGGTTGCTCATGGTGTCGGCGGTGGTGGTTGTCTGTCCTTCAAACCATTACCTGCCAATACTCCTATCAAGCCACCAGCCAGCGTGGAAAGCATATAACTCAGGACGTTTATCTGGGCTGAGTCCAATTCGGCCATTTTTTCAGGTTGTGTAACGAATAGCAGCCCGTACAAAATCGTAAACACCGAACCTACAAATGAGATTGTTAAGCCGATTGCCACGATCATTACTATTCGGGCTTTTATTTCTTCGTTGCTGTGTCTGTTGTCAGGTTTCATCGGCATTTGCCACCTTCTGCGTAGCGGGGTGCTGTTGTTGTTTCGGTTGTTGTTTCGGTTATTGCGCTTAGTGCTTTGTTTTTAGTTGGCGCGCAATGTAGACGCTCACGATCGGCGCATGCGGTCAAAACAAAACTAATCGCCAATGCCAGCGCTAGCGCCGTATTGTTTTTGTTCTTCACAGTAAGCCTCGTATTCTTCATCGGTCATTTCTCTAGTTTCGTCATCTATTTGGATATATGGTTTAGTCATTTTTAACCCTTTCGGTATCCGTAAACGCTAATTAGGCCGCCGCTTATTGTTCCTGCCCCGTCGGTTAAAATTGTAAAGCTGGTGTATTGCGTTGAGTCCATTACGGTACTGGTTGCCCAACCGCCAAAACCTCGCCCGTACCACATGCCGTAAACATTTGTGTAGTTAGTTGTATTGGGGCCTGTGACGTCGAAAGATGTAGATGTCACACCAGCGGAGCCTTGGTTTAAACAAAGGTAATTTGACGCGGCGTTATTAGTTCTTAGCGTTGCTGTTGCGGCACCTGTGTATTGGTCGTAATACATAGAACCGTAACCGTTTGCAGTCATTGAGCCAAATTTAATGCGGAAACTATCCGTAGCGCTAGGGAGAATTCCCGTTAAAATTATTTTGTAATTGTCATAATCGGCACTAAACGCATTTGTAATCGTCACGCTGGTGGGCGTACCAGTAATAGTTTGCTCTTTAACCAGCCAAAGCCCGACAGCGTTCATTTGGGCGCTGGTTAATACTTGCGCGGTGGAAAATACGGGGGGGGTTGCCATAGTTAATATCCTAATCTGTTGTTGTCGAGCTGTCCGAACACCGGGTTACCCAAAAGTAGGTAAGCGTTCAGATCGGCACCCGATACGTAGTACGTAAACGTTGCGCCAGCGGGGCTGGCCGACATACTTACGCCTTCGATTAGGCAAGTAAACACGGTGCCGCGAAACGTTACTTTTACCTGTGTACCTACGAAACTGTTAAAATTTGGGCCGTTGTTCATGCCGTCTAGCTGGCATACGTTTTGAGATTCGGCGCTACACGTAAAACTACTAATAGCAAAATTGGCATCTTGATAGTTGCCTAATAGGTAGTTAGCAAAATCGGTAGCGTTGCCGGTGCTGGCGCTTAACGTGTTTACCTGATACGTCCTAAATGGGGCGCTTGCGCCTACTTTGGTTACGGTGACAGCTGCGAAATCTTGCGGGTCTACCGTTATTTGGGTGTAGTAGTTGTCGCCTAAACTGTCAAAAGTAATACCTTCGTAAACTTGGTTGTTTATATTGTTTGCGACGTCGCTAAACCCGGTGGTAGCGATGTTTTGCGCAAACGGGCTGACGATAGAAACGGTGTCAGTAAATACTGTGTCATGCAAACGGCTATTAGTTGTTAGCGCGGCTTGCGCCACCCAATCGCCCCACGTGCCACTAATGGTGGTAGGTGCTATCGCTGTGTTCGGG